GTTCACTACTGACACGATGACTGCCGTTGAACGTGCTATGGCAAACGGTGACACCGACGCGGCCCGTGAGCTTATCTTACGAGCTCAACGTGTACGCCGGGGTGGTCTTGCTGAAGGTCTGCCACAGACAACTAACGCAACCTCTCGCCCCGGGCGTGAAGTAGAACGTGTAACTGCCGAAGCTGAAGAAAGCCTAGGCGGAACTCAGGCTATCAATGAAGGTGCTGAAGGCTTTGCTCAACAAGGTATAGATGAAGTCGCCCTAGCGGACGATGCTGTATCTCGTGCTGAGTTACAAATCGCAGACCTAGATGAAAACCTGACACGTTTAATGCAGGAAGACGCGGGCCTTATCTCTCAGGTTACTGAACTTGAAAGCAAGGTAGGCTTCGACATTACAACTGGAGCTAACCAAGCGGCGGATAACCTTCGTGATAATATCGCTGAAGCAAGCCGGGTCATGGATCTTCGTAAGAACGAACTCTTCAACGCCGTCGAAGGTGGCGCTGTAGATATCGATGACATGATCACTACACTACGAGGTCTTCAGCCCGGACAGCTAGATATAGCCGCATCGGCTCTACCCGGTGATGCTATGTTCGGACGTCTTCTACGAGAGCTCGAACCACAGAACATTAGGCCTGAAGGCTGGAGCCAAGGCGACGATTTAGTCCGAGAGACAGAAGAGCAAGTCAATGAGCGTGTACGCGCTTGGGCTCGTGATAACGGCCTAGACTTCTCAACATTGTTCACAGACGTTCGTGTAAGTCTAGCCGACTCCATCGGACGTATGACAGGGCCTAATGCCAGTGCCGCTGAACGTGGTGCGGCCCAGACGCTAATCCAATTCAAACGCTGGATTGACGAAGACGCTGTCGAATACCTACGCGAAGTAGGGGACGACGACGTTGTCGAAGCCGCTGAAGAAGCTATGGATTACTTCCGGAATGATTGGGCTCCTTACTGGGATGACGGCACTGTACTAGAAACAATCGGCCGCCTACGCCGGGAGACAACCGGGCGTGGTATGCAAGGCCCGCGCTTCATGGACGAAAGCCGTAACGCAATCACAGACACGATCAATAACCGTAACCGAGAAACAGTCGGTAACATGATCGATCTTCTACAGCGTCCTGAAGCAGGAGAGAATGCTCCACTAGTCGTAGATTACATTATCGGAGATACGCTCACTAGTATCGCCGGGCGTGTAGATGACGTCTCTCGTCTTCGTGATATTGATATCAGCGACATTCGTACAAGCCTGTCTGACTACGCGGCAATCCTTCGCAATAACTTCCCCGAACAGGCCCAGCGCCTAGACGGGTTGGTAGAACGTCTGAGAGTAGCCCGTGGTGACCGTACACAGCTTGAAGCGGAACTCAGGGCCGCACAGGAAGCCGCTGAACAGGCGCGGGAGCAAATCTATAACAATGAGCTCCGGACATTCTTCCAGAGTGAAGGTGTGCCTAACATCAACGGCTATGACTCTTTCGCACAGCTATTCCGCAATCGTCAGGCTGGACGTGTTAATCCGGACGGTACGATGGAAGGCCCATTGGCTGATCTGTTCGAACGGGCAATGCAAAGCGATAACCCAGTCCTGAAGGAAGGCCTACAAGCCGCATTCAGCCGCTACACAAGAGAAACATTTCTTACCGCTACCCGAGAGGCGGGTGGCAATCGAATGGTGTCCACAGCGACTCTCAATGCGTCTGAGAATGAAATTAACAACATCCTTCAGTACGGAGAGATTGTATTCCAAGATAAGCCTGAGTTTATCGCTGGATTAACTACGGCTCTGCGTGAGGCAGGTCTAGTACAGCGTGGGCGTAATGCTAAGGCCTTCGGTGCAGGATCACAGACAGCGGAAACACAGGCGGCTATGCAAGCCGTAGATCGTACGGTCACTATGACCTTCGGTGTGTTGAGCCGTACAGGTGCTCGTATCCGGTCAATGGCGAGCGGCGCTATTCGTCGCCGTCTAGATCCTGAAGCAAACGCAAAGGTATTGGATGCAATGTTGGCCGACCCAGACTACTTCGTAGAGGTGGCACGTCGGGTAACGAATGCGGATGGTGCTGTAGATCCTGAAGGTGCTCGTGCACTACGCGCATGGTTGGTACGCTCAGGACTTTACTCTGAAGACAACGAGCCAAGTGAAGAAGATTTCTTCATTCAGCTTGCTCAGGCCGAACTAGAATACCGTCGTGCACTGGAGTCCGTAGAGGCTCAGACAGATACCATCCTACAAGGCGGCAACTAAGCACAGATAATAAAAAGGCCCCTACCTTTAATGTTGGGTGGTTAATCCAACGGTAGGGGCCGCCTCACTAGCTATGAGGTTGGAAAATATTACTTCTCCGAATCCTCGGCGTCAACATCTGACTCCGGGGATTTTTCGTTTTCAGCTACTGAATTTTGCTTCTCGAATAATCCGAGCTCGAATACTGAGCGATTAAGCATCCAGTGCATGAACGGTACATTGGCTACGGAACTTTTAATTACCGTATTGCCTTTGCTGTCGAAGCCTACGACTACACAGCTATCCATAGTGCCTTTGCACTCTTCTAGCAGTTCGTCTGCTTTCTTTGTTGCCTGTTCAGACATACTATCTCTCCTTGAGTTTTCTAAAAATGTGGGCACGTTCGTCGTCTGACATCCGGGCCCAACGGCGGATTTCGTCTATCGATCTTTTACATCCGGTGCATATGCCGGATTGTAACTGACAGATTCCGATGCAGGGACTTCTGGTAGGGTCACTGGCTTTGGTATGCGCTCTTCCCGATTGGTACATACGACGTCCTCGAACACGCGGAACAGGTGGTCAAACTTAGCACTGTAGATTACTTGGAGGCCGATGATGTAATTCATGTCCTCGTCCTCAGTAGGGACTTCCTCGTAATCGTAGCGCCACTTTAGATACGTCTGAAGATCATCGACAATCGACCATGCATCCATAATCGCCTGTTCAAGTTCGAACCTGTCGTGCTTACCCGTCGGTTTCTTGTGGCTCTCTTCCAAGATCTTTCTCAGAAGACGATCCTCGTGCGACTTCTCCTTCGCCCAATACGGCGGGGAGGCAAGCGGCGTTGAGTCTTGACTCTTCATTTGCGTTTATCTCCATAGCGGCTTCGATGCATTGCTCAGCAGTCTCGTATTTTACTAGAAACTGCGGCTTCATTTCGTACCCATTCGCCAAGAAGGCGATTAAGATGAATGACCACATGACGTGCTCCTCTTGGAGTTAAGGAAGTAGGCGGTGTTAAAGCCCCTCTCCCATTCTTTATGAAGTACAGACGTTTTCTTGTAAGGGGATTCAAAGATCCCTTTCTTAAAAGCGTTTCTCCCCATATCGAATGCTTTTTCTAGAGGTTTTTTGGCTACACCGCCCATTCCGATCTCCTTAGTTAGAGATGTCTACGATCTCACAAGAACTACCCGTACAAGCGAGAGTCTGTGTGCTGACCGTATTATCTTCCTGCTCATACTCAGCAAGAACAGCCCAATCGATCTTCTCAGGCATCGCCTTCTGAGCTTCTTCATACTGCTCTTGTGAGCAATCTTGGTATGGTGCCTGTGCGTAGGTATGCTCGCTGAAAGGCAGGAAGCTAATTCCTGAGATTTCATCGAAGTGTTTATACACCCATGCACCCACTTCCATCCATTCTGGATCCTTCACAGAAATCGTTACAGATGGCTTATGGTGACACCAGTTACGCTGATAAACAAGCCATAGTTCTAGCTGTTCAATAGCACTTTTGTCGTTACGGCAGATAGCGCCGTCAGGAGCTTTCTTAGGGAAAGAGAACACCTTAGTCGTGTCGCCGTTAATAACACAATCTTCTGCCGGGATACCTGAATCCATCAAGAACTGAGTCAATGGATCCTTAGCGTCACCACGCACTGTACGGATGTAGTACGGGTTGTGGCGGGTATGGATACCAGAAGCTGAATCTACAAGCTGAGAAACGGTTCCTGAAGGCTTAACACAAGTGATCGATGTAGACTGAGAGATGCCCAGCTTAGCCGCCCACTCAATGTTCGTCTCTTCTGCGACCTTACGCATTTCAGTCAACCAACGCTCACTGTCTGTCGTACCTGCAAGTACAGAGTTATCCATGATCCCGGTCAAAGACACGCCGAGCAAACGCTCTTCTTCAGTGTTCTTCTTCCAGATCTTACGCAGGTAAGGGAAGTGCGTCAGAGAGCTCTGTAGCGTACCCATGATCGTTGCTACACGAACCTTACGCTTCAGATCCTTCAGCGTGTCATGAGAGCGTACGACAACCTCAGAGAGGTTACAGAATTGGTACGGACGAAGGATGATCTCAGAACAAGGGTTGGTTCCGAACTCATGCTCATGGTTACGCATGCCTGTGTTCTTAGCCTGTTGCTTAGCCGCTTCACGGTTGAACATACCACGCTCACCGGACTTGGATTCAACCAAGGCAAGCCACTCACGCATGAATGTTTCCATGTCTGGCTTTTCAGTGTACGAGGCTGAGTTATTCGCCAAAGAACGCTGGCCGTTATCTTCCCACCACTGACCTGACTTCGCATGACGCATGCGGTCATCGCCTAGGTCTGACAAAGAGATCATAGCGGAACGGCGTACACCACCAACTACAACAACCTGACCGATCTTACACATGATGTCATGGCACTCTAGGGAAGAGAGCTTACGACCTTTCGCACTACGGAAGATAGCGACTGTGAAGTTAAACAAGTCGATCAACGGTTGGGGCCCGGAAGCACGTCCACCGAAGGTCTTCAGGCGAGCACCAGCAGGGCGAACCTTAGACGTGTCCCATTTTGGGATCTCGCCTGAGTACAGCAATGCAATCAACTGACGTAGTGCCTTTGCCCAGCCTTCTTTGCTGTCCTTAACGACAATAGTAGTGTCGCTATCGAACATCTCTTCAGGCACTTCAGGGAGCTTACGGACGTTCTGTTCTTCGACTGAGAAGCCTACGCCTGTACCACAAAGCAGGATGAACATCGCCTCATCAAAGGCTTTAGGATCATCCACAGGGATGTATGAGCAATTGTACCCCGCCGTGTTATCGCGGGCTAGGGCAGGGCCAGCCGTCATCAGCGCCCGCATTGAAGGCATAACTTCAAAATTAAGGATTGCGTGACCCAAGTCATTTATCTCGTCTTCAGTCAGCGAATATCCAGTAGTATTAGCGACGTGGTCAGTTACAAAACTAACGTAACGATCCACGGTTTCCGGCCAGTCTTCCCTGCGGCCCTTATCAGCCAGCCAACGGCTATACCGTGACTTATAGATAAATTCCTCGTAGTCACTGGGGAAATGCCCAGTGTTCTTGACACCTGCTTTGGTCATTTTTTTAACCTTTTGTTTGTGAGTTTTTAACGATTGTCCCCGCTACCGCTGAGGACTCCCCTTTCTTTGCGATCAAAGAGTTTGTGCACGTTACCGTTCGCGGCATCTGCCATCGAAATATCCAGATCAGTACACAGTGCGGCCAGATACCAGAACACGTCGCCTATCTCCTTGGCGAGGTCTTCTCTCTGCTCAATCGTGACGTGGCCGTCATCATCACGATAAATTTTCTTCACCTTATTAAGGACTTCTCCGACTTCACCAGCCAGCCCCATAGCCGGGTACATCAGGCGGTATTTTTCGTCATAGATAGCCGTCTCTGCGGCAAGAGCTTGATAGCTATAAAAATCCATTGTTACCTCAAAGGCTCTGCGCCATGAAACCACGCGACAAGAACGCGACGGCGTCCTGACCATACGGGCTTGGCTATGTGCGGTAGATGTGACGGGAACAGAGTCATCATACCCTGATGCTTCGGAGCGTAGCTCAACGGATCCCCGTTAAGGTGCTTTGTATTCCCATCGATTTTAAGATCTCCGCCCCAATACTCGTCAGGATCCGATAGCTGAATAATCGCTGTCAGCTTACGGGTGGCGATCTCGTCATTACTGTTGTCTACATGCTTATTGTAGAACTGGCCGAAGCCGTATTCGAGATACTGAAGAGGCTCCATGCCACCGTCCAGCAAGAACCGTAACCAGCGGATGTTAATCTCCTGTACGGTCTGCTTGATCCGGGAATAGAACCACTTGTTCTCTTCATCCATGCTTACCCATGCTAAATCGCAATTACGGGTAAACAATTCGCGTACACTGCCCTTAGTACTCAGGACACGGCCTTTCGACTTATCCTGCTTATCCATGTAATCACGGATGTTGAAGCACTCTTCAGGTGTGAATAACTGCATATAGGTGAATTGCTGGATATGCTTCATGGGATCACTCCTGAGCCTTGTTCAGATAGTAATCCGCTTTATCCATCGACTCGTTACCACCCTTGTAACGCTCACGCCAAATGTACTTTATAGCGTTGCCCTTACAGTACCCACGGAACTCTTCCGGGGTCAGGGCGGCACGGATAGCGTCGATACATTCAATGCCACCTTGGCGGTAGTGCGGAGGGGCATTAACCATGTCTACTTCTTCGGGGGTCACCACCGTATCAAACGGAGGGACGTGGGCCGTAATAGTCATGTCAGTGTTTCCTATGTTTCTTGGGATCAAACTTAGTCTTCTTAAAATCGACTACTTTTGAATCGCCCTGTTCACCTTGTTCAGATACTCGTTCCAATAGCTCGTCATCTGGTTCGAATACGATTTCCATGTCTGGATCTGGATCTGCGTCAAATCCTCTAAATCCGGGAGCGGCGCGGACGATACGCCCGGCACTAATGACATTGTCGTGTTGGGTAGAGATGATACCGTAGATTCCGGCGAGCAAGTCGTGCATGTACTCGACGTAGTCGTCGGAGTCATCGTCTTCGAAGACCCATCCGCCCCCGAAAACAAGGCTTCCATCCACGTCTGTTGTAATTTCAATAAAGATTCCACTGAAGTCATCCTCTGGTTTTGAACTCATGCGGCGTTCCTTAGCGAGTTGATAATTTTCAAAGATTCTCGATTGTGCTTCTCAGACAGCCAGTTACGAGGCACTAACTTGTCCGCATAATCGAAGCCGTGTTTCTCGCACCACATGGCGAGAGTAGTCTTCGATCCTTTACGGATCTTGGCATTGCTATTGGTGAATACGAACCGTAGATCGAGCTCAGGGTACTGCTCCTGAAGCAACAAGTGCTTCCTACGATCTTCGATAGTGAAACGCCCTTTCGTCTCAATCACAATGCCATTAGGCAAGAGGAAGTCCGGGGTGTAGTAATGATCACTCTGTGGAACCACATAAGGGATCTTAAAACACTCGTATTCAGCCTCTACGCCTTGTTTAACAAGGTCACTTTGTACCTTTTCCTCTAGCCCTGAACGGTAACCTGCGGCTATCGCCCGGGCTCTAGGATCAAATTGTTTTCTTGTCGTCTTTTTTGCGGGCATACTGCTCGGCCTTCACGTTTCCTTTAAGCCAGCACGGAGCACACAGATAAAACTGATCTCTCTCGACGATTGTTGCGTCTTTTGAGCAATGATCACACTTTTTCACTGTTGTACTCCGAGTACCAAAAATGTCTTGGGCTGGCGGCTTTAGATCCAGTCTGCGGTTGGTATTCAGCATCAGGCCAACACTTACGCATGAACGGACAAAATGTGCATGTCGTATGCAAACGCTTGCTACCTGTAGGCTTGCCCCTGAAGTACTCAGTGACAGGCTCAAAACAGCGTTCGAATTTTTCGTCGCTATTTATGCGGTGAATACGCTCACTAATCTCCGCTTCGAGCTTTTCAAGTTCTTGCGGGGACGGCTCAGCCTCAACCACACGGATCTCTCCGGTAGATTTATTGACTACGATCCAGCCACCCATTTCAGCATTCAAGCCTTTGGAGTAGCCTAACAACTGGGCGCAGTAACCGAAGGCGTCGTCTTTAGCGACACCGTGCCAGCCGTCCTGCCACTTATTGTCGTACGCCCAAGGAGATGATGACTTGGTGTCATACACCTTGCCGTCGATCTCAATGTCGTTCTCACCTTTGATAACTGTTCCAGCTATCCCGAACTCAGCTTGGTTCTTGCCGCCTGTTACGTTTGCTCCAGACACGCGCAATAGAACCTCAACGATAGCCTCAATGGCATCGCCTAACATCATTCTAACAATGTGATTGTACGGCATCTTTGAACGCTCTTCGTCCGCCTTCTCCATTTGGAGTTGGCAAGCCGGGCGACCAATGTTGCTCATACGGAGACGGAAAGGTTCTTTCTCTCGGCCTAACTGCTTACGCAAGCCTTCCTTGAACATCTCTCCAGCATCTTCGATCCACTGTTCGTCGTACTCAAGCATCTCACCGTTTGAGAGCTTGTCTAACGTCATGCGAAGCCGTGTCTCTAGTAAAGAAATAGACATAGTAACTCCAAAGTCTTTATGGGAAAAAAGAGGGGCACTATGGCCCCTCAACGGTCTGGAGTTAGTCTGCTAGATCTGCTTCAAGATCAGCGTCAGCATCGATAGCGTCGATTGCATCATCATCAGCCTGACCCTCACGAAGGGCCTTCTGGTGAGCGGCATCAACCATCTCATTCTCACGCTTAATCATCTCAGCCATGTGTACCATAGTCTCGTACGTTGGCTGATCGAGCGGTAGTGCTTCAGATAGATCTGGGGAGAAGTGCATTACATAGTATACAACAGAGCCATTTTGTAGCTCTTCTGCACTTACTTCACACCAATAGTCGTAGAAGTTCGCACCTCGTGGAAGAGTCTTAACGAACTCATCTTCGAACGGTGAAAAGTTCGATCCCTTGAGCAACATTATAGCAGGTTGGTTCTCGATAGTCACTTCATTTCCATCGGCATCCTTACCTTCGTAAGAAACAAGAACACGCAACTGCCTGAAGCACTTAATGTCTTCATATTTCTTCTGGTCAGCCTTGGACATTTCACGAAGTTCTTTCGATGGCGGTTTACCGCAACGAATAGAACCACGCATGTCACGAGCTTCATGACGGAAGTTCGGAATGAGTAGAGTCTTGTTTGCTACCTTGTTCTCTTCTGGATCGTATTGGATCCACTGGAACAATTGCGACAGTACGCGAATGCGAACCTTCTCAGCATAAACAGCCTCATCGGTGCCAGACAGGAAGAACAAGCCTTGCTCGATCTTACGGCCTTGCGCGTCCTTACGCATTGTATTTACCTTCAACATTGGAAGGCGGTCACCACTGCTCTGTGGTTTATCATTGGTACCCAAAAGGGCGGCAAGTTTTAGCTCTTCAGCTTTGTCGATAACGGCTACGTTGGTACCCATATCATTCTCCTGTAGTTTGGAGTTTAAAAATACACCTACTAGTGTCACTAGTCAACACTAATAGGTGTCGTTTCCATCCAGTTTTTACCTGTCTCGGCCTCAATGTCCAAAGGCAGAACCGGGGTGTATCCAAACCGCTCAGTTAGCTCTTCCCCGACGTCGGCCATAGCCCACTTCAGAATCTTAACTACCTGCTCCTGCTCCCCCGGGAAGCAGTCCACGACGATTGAATCATGCACCGTAAGAATGAGCTTTGATTTGAGCTCAGCCTCACGGAAACCTTTTAATGCCCGGATACATGCCAGCGGAACGATATCGGCCGTGGCAAAACTCTGGACAGGGTAATTAACTACGGCTGTCGCATTAGTGATGCGGCCGTTACGCAAACGCTTGGCGCCGGGAAACTTAAACTCCCGTCCAGACGGTATGCGGACAATAGATGTACGGAGTACGCCATCCATCAGGCTCTTATGCCACCGGGCTAAGCCTTCGTAGATGTTAAAGTACTCCTTGAAATAAGTCTGGACGTGCTCTGGTTCACCTGCTCCCATACCACCATAAAGAGGCGCGAAGGTGTAGGCTTTCGCGTTCTGGCGCATGTCCTTGTCCACCTCATCCACCGAGCATTTGTTAATGATCGAAGCTGTCTGCTTGTGCACGTCTTTACCATTGAGAATATCCTCGATTATCTGAGGATCCCGGGACAATTCCCCGGCAATCCGGAATTCAAGTCCTGAAAAGTCGGATTCTAGAATCTGCCCACCCTGAAAACGAGAGATCACACAGCGACGTACAGGAAACTTCCCGCCCTTCGGCTGGTTCTGGAAGTTAGGATTGGACGATGATAGGCGTCCAGTCCGAGTAGTGCACTGGTTAAACTGAGCGTGTAGGAAACCATTCGGACGTGTGTACGTTTGGATACCCTTAACGAAACTGTCCAAGTATGTGTTGATTGCATTGAGCCGGGAAATCCCACGCAGGAATACGAGGGCGTCTAGGTTCTCTTTCTTCTCAGCTTGAGCAATCAAACGCTTGATCGTCATCTTGTCAGTTTTGAAGCCGTTAATCGACGCATCCATAGGCCCGCTAGGAACCATCTTTAACCCGGCAGTCTGGCCTGTCTCCATCAGAGTGAAGCCTTGTCCCTCACAACTAGGACACTTAGTCAGGTTCTTCCAAGGCGTACCGTCTTTCTTGTACTTCTGGATCTTGCCCTTGCCATTACAGGTGTCGCAGTGATAGGCGACAGTCTTCTTAACGACACGGGTCAGCTTGCGTACACTGTTGGTGAACTGTGAAGGCGACATACGCGCTGGGGGCAGGGGCTTACCATTGGCGCCCACTCCGATGTTAAACGTACGCTTGTACAGATCTTTATCGACGACATAACGGCTATATACCACCTTCGTCATGTCGGCCCCCGAGTTCAAATTTATAGGGGTGTCGCCCATTACGTCTTTAACGATCTTGTTTAACTCAGTTTCGATCTCTTCCTTCTCACGGAGAAATTCACGTTCCACGTTGATTAGTTCTTCAAGATCTATCTTGACGCCGTTGCGCTCGATCTCAGAAAGGAACAGCAACATCTCATTCATCAAGTCGAATACTGGCTTCAGGCCAATATTTTCATCCTGATGGAGTTCTTTTTGCTGGCTCAGGTAGATCTCCGCACATGACTGAACGTCCGCCTCTGCGTACTCAATGACTACGTCCAATGGCATTTCATCGAAGCCGAGCTTCTGCACCTTGAACATTTCGTCCACGAGGTCAGACTTCTTACGAGTCACGTCACGGCGCTCAGCCGTACCCTTGAGGCTTTTGTCGAGGGGCAGTGCACGGGAGAATATGTATTCACCTATCATCGTGCAGTACATCTCGGCAGGGACAGGAAGACCTGCTTCCATCAGATACAGTACATCAAACTTAGCGTTATGAGCGACGCCTACGTCTGCGCTGTTTAAGGCGTTGACGAAGTCTTCTGTTGCGTCTGGCTTCTGTTTCTCCCGGTGATAAAAGACACGAGTGTGAACGTCTCCTAAAACGCCGTCCTCTATAATCATCCAATGTGCGCTCACCATCTTGTTCTTCGGATGGAAAGGGCTGTTGTCGATTATATCGTTCTCCCTCTGAACCGTTGTCTCTAGATCGAATACGATTATTCGCATAAGGTACACTCCATAAGTTTATTGGTGGTAGCCATAGATCAGGCCACTCAATTTTTTTCGTCATTGACCCCGAACCTGCGCTCCATGAAATGGCGCCACAGCGTTTCAATAGGGTGAAGATTATTGTGCTCGACAGTCAGCCGAGTGCCGTAACCGAAATCAGTCTTCTCGTAGCAAGTCTTGAATTCCTTACGGCTCATCCACCCGTTGATACGCATGACGTCTTCATCGTCTGTACGGCCGACTAAGATCGCTATCTCAGCACGGAACTTAGCCATGCTGTCGAAGATCAGCGGGCCGTACTCTTGGTTAGTAAATTTCACATCTATCGACGTATCCTGAATCCAGAGATCTACCCCGCCATCAGACAGGACGTTGATCACTGGGGGCTCGACATCGAATAGACGTGCCACTGCGAACTCTGCTTTATACCCGAAGGCGTTCGCTTCCTCACGGGACTGCGCCTCATTTTCAAGCCTAGGCTGGAAGTTTTGCATCTTACAGAGGGCGACAGTATCCGCCCCCATAATTTCAGATGTATGGCTGTCCTTACGGCTCAGTTTAATCAGCATCTGGCCTAGCCCCGAAATACTCTAGAACGGTATCAATAGCCTGTATAAGAACCATGCTAGAGGCTACGTCTTCACGGTGATGCTCTCCAACAGCCTGAGTCTGGACGACACGCTCTGCGGTAGAGAATATCGTTTCGAAGGCGCTCTTACGGGATTCCTTCAGGATCGCTACGACAATCTCGTCCATCACTTCGCTATTCAGGGGGACGACTAGATCGCCGTCTTTTATTTTCACGTTCGTATAACTATGCGACATATCGAGATACCTGTGGTTGGATGTTACAGATGATTGTGCCGTGCCAGCCCGAGAGCTTGTTCTTCGACACAGTGAGGTAGCGTGTTGTATCTGGCTCAGTGTCATCCACGTCCCCAGCTTCATGCTTACCAATACCGATGATTAGATCTGTCTCTGCGGCCTTACCGATCTTCGAACCTTCCATGTCGAATGGAGACAGACGGGTACGGCCCCTAGCGTCATTAGATGCCTGAGATACGGTGATCAGCGCACATTGGTGGCGCTTGGCGAGTTCTCGCATTGATCTGTAGAGTTCACGAAGACGTTCGTGTGACGCCGAAAAATTACCATTTATGTGAACTTTGTCCGCCTGATCGATTACGACAACATCAGGTTGCATGTGCTCGACATAGGCCTCGATCTTATCCAGATCCCAGTCTTGGATATCCTTCATATCGATACGGTCTTCTATAGCCTTAAACCTATTCCGGGCTGTCCGGGGATCCTTGGTAATTTCTTCACGGGTAACACCGCCCCAGCATTGCATCGCCCGGAGCATGGTACGCTTCGTCTCTTCCTCGTTACCAAGGTACAGAACCTTGGCGCCTTGCTCACAGAAACCGCCGGGAGCGCAACAGATAGACACGACGAATGCTGACTTACCTGTTTCAGGCAAGGCAAACACTACGCCGAACTCTCCCGGCCCAATGCCGTAGACGTGGCGAGACAGGGTTTCGATGTTGAATCCCCAACGCGCATCATCTGACGTCATTGCCAGTAGTTCTTCAATGTCTTTGGTGGTTGTTTCGCCGAAGTCGTTCGGCAGGACGCCGTCTCGTACTTTGTCCAATAGGCTGGACAAACGAGTCATGGCATCAGGTATCCCCTCACTGATCTCTACGCCGATGTTGGCAATCTTGGTACCGACATGACGTTTCCATAGCTCGTGAAGAAGGTCTTCAGCTACGTCTGAGGATAGGGGGGTTTGTTGTGCGATGTCATTGATAACATCTTCGATAGCGCCGGATTCGGCATTCGTTGCAACAGGGTTATTCTTTACCCAGATTGCCATCACATCATCCGGTGTCAGATCATGTGAGTATTTCTCATGCCCCTCAGAGATTGCATCATATACATCTCTGAATTCGTCCTCGAATAATCTACGGCTGAGATTACTCTGATTACGGACAAAAAAGTCTGCCGAAAGCAGACTGTTCAATAGTTTTATATCCATGCTAGTGCTCTACTCGTGTCTATGGTTTATACCGTAACGACACGGACTATAGCACCTACTAGTGTCACAGCACAAGCACTAAGAAACAAAAAAACCCCGGGGATACCGGGGCTGTTTCGTCTGAAGGCTACGGCTAACTGAGCCTGAGCTTCATTTTCTTTATATCTGGTTTAGCGTCTCCGCGCCTTTCCCTGATGTCTACTTCGTGGTGGATGACCCTAGGGTTTCCTCTTACTAGTTCTGCGATAGCGTCTTTTAATTTTTTCTGCTCTTCTGCCGCCTCAATGAAGCCGTTAGGTAGATCATAATCGATCACCACTAGTCCTCTTGCTTTCATTGATCTTCTCCATAATTTGATCCCCAGAGAGATATTTCAAGTCTTGATCTAGAAAGCAAATTGATGTTTCTACAAAGCCCGATAACCTCGCCTTTAGCTGTAATGCCTTGGAACTAGCGTCTTTGTCAAGACAAATTGTGACAGTTTTATAGCGCCTTAATTGTTGCTTTTGTTCTTGTGATAGATTTGTACCTAGTAAAGCAACGCCTGTGTATACATTAGTTGTGTATACGCTACAGGCACTTGCGGCATCCTCGACTACGATTGCATTAGGATTATCACCAACTGATAACACTCCGGACGTATCGCCGTAACTTAACCATTTAGGTTTAACGCCAGCCGTTAAGGCACGGCCTACAGCACCCGTATTCTGATTCATCCAGAATAGAACACGGTTCCTTGCTGGGTCATAGGTGACTTGAATCGCCCCGTCTTCATACGCCTGAATGCAATTATTATCGTCAAGGTATTCCATCACATCATCATGATGACTTGGATTAGCTTTGATATCAGGCAGGGGATTCCGAATACGACGTACAACATGGGTGGTCTTCTTATTGGAAGACAGTTTTTCCTTTATAGCATTTTTGCTATATCCGACTCTCTTACCCCCTCTTGCCGAACACGATGCTTTATAGCAGTTCCAGATTAAGGTTCCATCTGACTTAGATACAGTGAGAGTTTTCTTACCACCACAGAAGGGACAATCGACACGTTTCGTTTCATCTTCTGTGCAACGTATCTTTTCCAGTACCTCGTACTGTTCTCTCTTCGAATACATAAAAACTACCCCGGTTTGTATGCTCGGCCCCCCGAAGGCGGCCTCGCATTTTTATCACGAAAATCGTGATTCGTCAACACTAGTTATGACACTAATAGATTACTTAGTTATGGGCCTTACCACGCAAATTTTTCATAACATATTGAAATTGCAAGGTAACTGCATAACCTGAAGGTCGTAGGTTCAAATCCTACTCCCGCAACCAAG